CATTAGACGAAAACATTATAGCAAGGTTAAAGAAGTTATGAGCACCGTAGTAGACTTATTTGTTCTATATAAAATTCTTAGAAAATTCGTTACTCCTTTTACTTCTATGCCTGCATTCAAGGCTAGTCTAATAGACTCTAATGGTAATTTTTTAAAATCAAGAGATGAAATGTCTGTTAATGAAAAAAGAATTATGACATATCTAGATGTGTTTGCTATTAATATGAAAAAAGTTCTTGGTAAGATTCCAGGTGGTAAATCTCAAATAGCTACATTCGCAGCTGCACTACTCTTTCTCAGACAGAAACCGATTAAAGAAGATGTGGATGATTTTGATGATATGAATTTAGAACAACTAGAGATCGATCTCATTGAAATCATGGAACAACTAGAAGAAGAAGGAATGGCTGCTGGTTCTGGTGCTATTGCTGGTATTGGTGTTGGTCCAAAAGGTGAACCAGGTGTTACACCAAAGCAGATGAAAAGATATAAAAATAAAAACAAAAAAGGTGCTGGAACAATTCTAGCATTGATGAAAAGAAATCGTTTGACAAGTTAACACATACGATATATACTGATCCTGTAGTTTTTGAATATAGGATTTAGAAATGCATACACTTTGGTTAGATGTTAAGTATAGTAATCTACTATCAACATCTCTTTCACAATTCAAAATCAAAAATACTAATCCATATCTTGCTAACTGTAGATGTCCATTGTGTGGAGATTCGCAGAAGAATAGATTTAAAGCAAGAGGATATATCTTTGAGAACAAAGGTAGATTAGTATTCAAATGTCATAATTGTGGCATTAGTACAAACTTTGATAATCTCATAAAATCTGTTAATAATCCACTTTATAACGAATATGTTGTAGAGAAGTTGAAGACTGACTCAAAGCCTATTCAGTATCAACCAGACATAACACGTATAACTAAACGAAGAATTGATAAGTTTGATTATTTCAATGGGATTAAAAAAATATCTCAATTGAAAGATATACATCCTGCTAAACAGTATATAGTAGATAGGAAGATACCATCTTCTCAGCATTATAGAATGTATTATGTTCCTAAGTTCAATACTTGGGTAAATAGTATTTTACCAAATAAATTAAATGATACTACATTAGATAAAGATGAACCAAGATTAGTCTTGCCGTTCATTGATAGTAATGGATATGTCTTTGGATTTACTGGTAGATCATTTAAAAAGAAAACATCTCTTAGATACATGACTATTATGCTTGACGATGAAAAGCAGAAGATATTTGGTATGGATTCTGTTAACACAAATCATACCACATATATAGTAGAAGGGCCAATTGACTCTCTATTTCTTTCTAACTGTTGTGCTATGGCAGGTTCTGGTGTGAATTTTGATTCATTGTTTAGTAAAGATAAGCTAGTGATCGTATATGACAATGAACCAAGAAATGTTCAAATTGTTGAAAAGATTGAAAAAGCAATAAAGTTAGGATACAATGTATGTATATGGCCAAACGAGATTCAAGAAAAAGATATAAACGATATGGTGATCAGTGGTATTGACAATATCAAAGAAATCATAGATAGTAATACGTTCAATGGGCTACACGGGTCACTCAGACTGTCTGAATGGAAGAGAATTTAAATGTCTAATATTTTAGTAACAAAACGTAACGATACAAAAGAATCTTTGGATTTGAATAAGTTTCACAAGGTAGTAACTTGGGCGTGTGAAGGCTTGAACAGTGTATCTGTTTCTGAGATCGAAATTCGTTCACATATTCAGTTTTATAATGGAATTAAAACTGCCGATATCCAAGAAACATTAATCAAAGCGGCGGCAGACCTTATCTCAGAGGAAAACCATGGTTATCAATATGCAGCTGGACGCCTGATTAATTATCATTTAAGGAAAGAGGTATATGGGCAGTTCGATCCTATTGATCTCGGTACTCACATTAGGAATGTTATCAATATCGGATACTATGATAAAGAAATATTATCTTGGTACTCTGATGACGATATTAACATTCTTAACAATTACATTGATCATCGGAGGGATTTTAATCTAGCTTATGTAGGTATGGAACAGTTCCGTGGCAAATATCTTATTAAGAATCGTGCTACTGGGCAAATCTATGAAACACCTCAGATGTGTTACATGCTCATTGCCATGGTTCTGTTTCGTAACTATAAAGAAGATAGATTGAAATGGGTAAAGGACCTATACGATGCAACGTCTAATTTTGAAATTTCGCTTCCGACTCCTATTATGGCAGGTCTCCGCTCGCCTCAAAAGCAATTTAGTTCGTGCGTACTTATCGAGACAGATGATTCGTTGGACTCCATCAATTCTACAAGTTCCGCAATCGTTAAGTATGTTTCTCAGAAAGCTGGTATTGGCATCGGCGCTGGTCGTATTCGTGCTATCGGCTCTCCTATTCGCATGGGTGATGCTACGCATACTGGCGTCATTCCCTTTTACAAACTCTTCCAAGCATCAGTTAAGTCTTGCTCACAAGGCGGTGTTCGAGGAGGTGCAGCAACTTTGTACTACCCTATCTGGCATCTTGAAGTCGAAGACCTATTGGTCCTAAAGAATAATAAAGGTACAGAAGATAATCGTATTCGCCACCTCGACTATGGCGTTCAATTTAATAAGGTGATGTATGAACGACTCCTCTCAGGTGGTTCTATTACTCTATTCTCTCCCAATGATGTTCCTGATCTGTATGATGCTTTCTTTGTTGATGTAGATAAGTTTAGAGAGTTATATGAGAAATATGAACGCTCAACTAAGATTAGAAAGAAAACAATTCCTGCTATTGAACTATTTTCTGCTTTCATGCAGGAACGTAAGGATACAGGTCGCATCTATCTAATGAATGTAGATCATGCAAATGATCATGGTTCTTTCATTAAAGAACTAGCACCTATTAAACAATCTAATTTGTGTTGTTTGACCGGAAACACTTATGTAACAGTTGAATTGAATGATGGCTCAATTCAAGATATTATGATTAAAGATGTGACTACAGATATGTCAGTTTATAGCAGAAACATTAAAACTGGTAAAGATGAATTTAAACAGGTTAAAGCATCTGCAATGACTAGAAAAAACGCCAAGTTGATGAGAATTACAGACGAAAATGGTAATTCTATTGTCTGTACTCCTGATCATCGTATATACACCAAGAATCGTGGATATGTTGAAGCACAAAATATTTTAGAAAATGACGAATTATTGGTAAGTTGATTTCTAAAATATTATAAATAGTTCTGAGATATTACTACTATCAAAGGATTATTTAAATGGCTATTGTTTATAAAATAACGAACAGAGAGAACGGTAAAAGTTATATTGGTTACTCTGTTCGTACTTTAGATCAAAGATGGAAATCACATTTGTCTTCTGTTAGACAAGGTAGTAAATTTAGGTTTCATTCTGCCATAAGAAAATATGGTATTGATCAGTGGGATCAAGAGATTATTTTTGAACATAATGATGTAGATATTTGTAAGAAAAAAGAAGAAGAAATGATAATCCACTTTGATCTTATCAATAATAAAAAAGGCTACAATGCAAAACCCGGTGGATGTGGGGGATGGATTGTTCCTGAAAAAAAATATGAAGGTTGGAGACAAAAACAATCTGAAAATAATTTGGGTGTAAAAAATAACAATAGTACTGGGTATACTAACGAAGAACTAATTGAAATTGGGAAAAAAGTTTGTCATAATCTTGGTAGAATTGTTGGTCAAAAAACAATGGTTAAAGAATGCGAAAAAATAGGGATAAGATTTCCAAAATCTTTTAGACCTATGAGGTTTGATGGTAATTATAAAAATTATGTATCAATACTGGAAAAAGAACTTGGGATGGTGTTTAATCCGTATTTTCGTTCTGAAGAACAAAGACAAATATACAGAGAAAAATACACTGGTTCTACTGGACCGAATAAAGGAACTAGAGTTATTATAGATTCGGAAGGAAAAAGAAAACATGTTAAAGATTGAACACTTAGAATATACTGAAGACGTATATGATATTACTGTAGAAAAAAATGAAAACTTTTATGCTAATGGAATTCTTGTGCATAATTGTGAAATAGACTTACCCACAAAGCCATTGAAGGATATTAATGATGAAGAAGGTGAAATTTCTCTCTGCACACTTTCGGCAATTAACTGGGGTAAGATAAATGATCCTGCTGACTTTGATCGCCCTTGCAATCTCGCTGTTCGGGCTCTTGATGAACTTTTGGAT